TCAGAAATCGTCGCTGCGCCATACCTTCAGCACGCGGCCGAAGATCTGCAGGTCCATGTCTTCGGTGATGTCCCAGGCGTCGTACTTGGTGTTCTCGGACTTGGCGCGGATCAGCAAGCCCTGCGCGCTGGGAATGCGTTGCAGCCGCTTGATGAAGCCTTCGTTGCCGACCCGAAAAAAGAACACGCCGTCGATGTCGGCCTTGGCCACGCCCAGGTCCACCAGCAAGGGGTCGCCCGGGTTGTACATCGGCCGCATGCTGTCGCCGAAACCCGTGACCACGCACAGGTTGGCCGCTGACGTGTAGTGCCGCAGGTTCTTGTGCAGCCATTCCTGGCTGACCCGCAGGCTCTGGATCACGCCGGGCTGGTCGCGCAGTTCAACTCCCGCGCCCATGGCGCCACCTGTGTCGAAACGGGGAATGCGCAGGTCGTCGGCCAGGCCGTCGTCGGCCTGAAGGATTTCATGCGGCGAGGCCAGGACCATGTCCGGCGGATACTGCGCCGCTTCGTCCAGCAATTGTTCCAGGGACAGCCCCAGCCCGGCGGCCAGCCGAGCCGCGTATTTGGACCGTTCGCTGTCGCGCCCTTCGAGCGCGGCAATGGTGCCCACGCCCACGCCCGTGCGCGCTTCCAGCTGTTCCAGAGTGAGACCGAGGGCGGCGCGGTAGCGCCTGATTTGTTTTCCGAGAGCCATGGTGGGGACGCTAAACAGTTGTGGAATGTTGTGCAACAACAAGTGTTGAAATAGCGATTATACACTTGTAGAATCATAGCTATGAATCACCCCACACGCGTGTTGTTATCAGACGGAAGCGTCGGTAGCGTTTCGCTACCAGAATGCTTCTCCCGGCAACCTTTCCGACCGGCCTCGTCGCCGGTCCGCGCAGCAGGCACCCCGCCGGCGCACTCCCGGGACAGCCCTCGGGCGGTCCCCCCCGGCATCGAACTCAACGGCAAGGAGCGGCATATGGATCAGGCAGGAAACATGGCGTTGCGGGCACCGCAAGGCTGGGCAGTGGCGGCATCGCAGGCGGGGGCCGCGATCGCGCGCTCGTTCGCCGCGCGGCCGGCGGTCGACGCGGACCGGGCGGCCCGCGCAAGCATTCAGAAGGGGCAGGGCATGACGCGAGAAGAATCGGACCAGGTCGAAGCATTGATCATGGAGTGGTATCACTGGAGCCGTGGCTATCGGCCCAAGCTGGGCGTGGGGCGCGTGTCGGCATTTGCGCGCGGCATGGTGCCGGACGATGCCTACGTGGACGACGAAGACATCGACGCGCGCCTGACCGCGGCGCGCGGCGAGCAGACCGAACTGTGCATCGACGAACTGCCGTGGCAGCAGCGCTCGGCCATCGGCGTTCATGCCGGCAACAAGGCGGCCGGCGCGCGCGTCTTCAGCAACCCGCGCCTGACGCCCGAACAGCAGCACGCGGCCTACCAGCAAGCCAAGGCCGCGCTGTTGCCCGCGCTGCGTCGCCGTTCGCTGGTGACCGCGCCGCCAGTGCGACACGCTGATCGCGTAAACGCTTGCGGCATCAACAGGGCCCGCGCATAATTCAGTCGTCGGGGCAAGTTGCGCCCGAACAAAACAAACCCGCTGGCCTGCACAGAACCCGTGCCTGCCCGCGGGTTTTTTCATGTCCGACACTTCTTTGGGGCGCCGCCCGGCTTGCGGTCCCTATCCCCGACATTCCTCTTCAACACTGATCAGGCCCCCCGGCAATTGCCGCGGGGCCTTTTTCATGGTCGCTCCGGATTCCCGGACGGCCGCAGTTGCCCGCCGCTGGCGGGCTTTTTTCTGGAGTCTGCAATGGCAGGTACTACCGTTTCGCAATTCGTTCAAACCCAGGGCACGCAGCTGGAAGTGTCCACCACGGCTACCGAAGATCTGGGCGCCGCCGGCCTGACCTACGCCGATCTGGCCATCACCATCAAGGACCCGAACTTCCAGGGCGGCCAGACCACCGAGATCGACGTCACCGTCCTGAAGTCCACCGCCAAGGAATACGCCCTGGGCCTGGACGACAGCGGTACCTTCAGCATGGCCGGCAACTGGAAAGCGGGCGACCCGGCCCAGAAAGCGCTGGTGGCCGCACGCAGCGACAAGAAGACCCGCGCGTTCCGCGTGACCTTCGCCGACGGCGCCAAGTTCGAGTTCCTGGGTCTGGTCACCCAATACCAGTGGCAAGGCCAGCTGGACAACGTCGTGTCCGCCACGTTCAACGTGCGCGTCACCGGCGCCGTCAAGCTGACCGACGCACCCGCCAACGGGGGCTGAGCGCCATGACGGACACGTCGATCAACCCCACTGCCCGCAACCTGGGCCTGCGCGGCCTGGCTGCCGATCCGCTGGCCGGCTTTCACCATGAAACCGTCACCGTGCCGCAATGGCAGGACGCGCGGGTCATCGTGCGCGCGCCCAGCGCCGGCGACCACCTGTTCCACATCCGCGCCATCTGGGCGGCCGCGGGCGTGGAGCCGGGCGAAGACAACGACATCGTGCGCGCCAAGCTGGACGCGCCGGGCGTGGATTACACCCGCGCCTCGGCCAGCCTGCTGGTGCGCACCCTGTTCGAGCAGACCGCCACGGGCCCGCAACGCGTCTTCAGCGACGAAGACGTGGACATTGTCGCGGCGGCCTATGGGCTGGCGCATGCCACGCTGGTGGCCAAGGCGATCGAACTGGGCAATCTCGGGGAGGGAGCGCAGGCGCGCGCAAAAAAGCCCTCCAGGAAACGCCAGACCTCCGTTTCCTGATGGTTTTGGCGCTTCGGCTGGGGCGCACGCTGGGCGAGTTGATGCTGGCCATCGACACCCATGAACTGTCGTTGTGGCGCGAGCTGGACCGCACGTCTCCCTTGGGCGACGAACGGGCCGACCTGCTCGCGGCCAGCCTGGCCGCCACGGTGGCCCAGGCTGCCGGCGCCAAGGTGCGCGCCACCGACATGCTGGTGCGCTGGGGCGAGCAAGACGCGGAAACACCGGCCGAGGCCGGCGCGGACGCGTTGAAGGCGTTCCTGCTGTCGAAGGTCAAGAAGGGGTCTTGACGACGTGTCCGGCCCGCGTGAGCGGGCCGGTAGCGACGCAATGAAAGAGGCAAACCATGGCAACAAGTAATTCAGGCGGGCTCTCCGCCAGCGACCTGGCACGGCTGGTCAACGCGACCAATCAGCAGACGACCGCCTACAAGAACATGACGGCGGCTTGCAACGCCTACTCCAAGAGTGTGGCGCAGTCGACCTCGACGGCGAAAGCCGACACTTCGGTGCAGCAGAGGTCCCTCGCCGAGCGAGACAAGGTATCGAAAGGATTAAACGAAGAAGCAAGGGCGCAAACGCGTCGATCCGCTGCAGTTGAGCAGACCCTGGCAGATCTTGATCGGACCTGGCAGTTGTTCGGCATAAAGACCGAAGAAGGAAAGATGCGGTATGAAACTCGCTTCGGCAAGTTCGCGGGGGAGGACGACAAGACCCGGGAAGAGCTGCTCTGGCGTGCCAGGGAACTGGATCAGCAGCAGCAAGGCAAGGATCGACAGGCCTACATCAACGGGATTACCGGAAAGGATCCGGAGAAAGATGCGCAGATCATGCGAAAGCGTGACTGGCTGGAAGAGGCGCGCAATACCGGCGAGATCACGGAAGGTCAATACGCACAGTCGATGAAGGGGCTGGAGGAGAAAAAGCCCGACGAAGACTTCATGTCCAAGCTGAACGGAAAGCTCGTTGAATCTGCGCGTGACGGAGCAGGAAAAATTCAGGACGTCCTGGGCACAAAGATGTACGACTTTGTGGCCGACAAGTTCGACAAGATGGGACTCTCATTCCTGAACAATGTGGCCAAGATGGCGACGTCTGCGGCTTCGGCCAAACTGATGGAAACACTGCTGGGCGGCGACTTCATGTCTGGCAAGAACGGGGGCGGATTGGGCGGTTGGATTGGTGCGGCAGGGTCGTGGATATCCGGCTTGTTTGGTGGCGGCGCCAGCGCCGGCGCGGCCGCCGCCTCGGGAGTGGCGCAGGCGTTTCCTATCTCCATGAACGCCAAAGGCAACGCCTTCACCAATGGCATGGTCAGCAGCCCGGTCGCCTTCCCGATGGGCGTCATGGGTGAAGCCGGCCCCGAAGCCATCATGCCGCTGCATCGCGGTTCGGATGGTTCGCTGGGCATCCGCGCGGCCTTCCCCAACGTGGCGGGTGACACCGGCCAGGTGGGCGGCGGCGTGTCCGTCAACGTCTACGTACAGGACGGCAACGTCAATACCGAAACCGAATCGGGCGAGGGGGGCTGGAAGCAGTTCGGCCAGCAGATCGGCGAATACGTCAACCAGTTGGTCGACCGTCGTATGACGCAGTCGTACCGCCAGGGCGGTTTGGCCTGGCAGGCCAGCAACAACCGTTTAGCAGGGGCATGAGCATGGCAATCGAAACCTTCAACTGGTCCCCGCGCATCAATCCGCAAGGCAGGACCAAGTTTCGCGTGCTGACCGCGCAGTTCGGCGACGGCTACAGCCAGACCGCCGCCGACGGCATCAACAACAAGGTGGCCTCCTGGCCGCTGCAATTCGCGGGATCGGCGGCGCAGATCAGCCCGATCGTGGCCTTCCTGGACCGCCATCAGGCGGTTCGGGCCTTCCAGTGGCAGCCGCCGCTGGGCGAGATGGGGTACTACACGGCGGCGGACTACGACCTTACTGCGATGGGCGGCGAGATGTACTCGCTGGCCGTCACCTTCCAACAAGTCTTCAGGCCTTGAAAACCATGGCGAATACGCAACCCATCAATGTCGGAAAAACCGACAACGACAAAACGGGCGACCCGCTGCGCATTGCTATGCAGAAGGTGAACGCCAATTTCACTGCGGTGCAGGCAGATCTGGCCAGCGTGTGGAATGCCGCAGCCCTAGGCGCCTCGGTCGACTTGAACACGATCACGGCTCCCGGGCGCTATCACCAGCATACGAACGCCAATGCGCAAACGGGCAGCAATTACCCGGTCGCGAATGCGGGCCTTCTGGAGGTGGCTGGGTCCGCCGACAGTGCGTTCGTCTACCAGGAGTACACCCAGTATCGCGCGGGTGCGTATTCGCGGCGCTTCTGGCGATCGTTCTACGGCGGCACTTGGGCGGCCTGGCAGGAATTGCCCGCGCTGTCGCAAAAGGGCGCTGCGAACGGTCTGGCCGCGCTGGATGCGAACGGCAAAGTACCCACGGCGCAGATTCCTGCCGCATACTCGGCTGCGCTGCCGACGGCGGCGCACGACCTGAATGAATACATCACGCCGGGGTCGTTCTACCAGACGACCATCGCTGGCGCGACGGCTGGCGTCAACTATCCGGTAGCCAATGTGGGGTTCCTGGAGGTCACCGCCACGGGCACGCCGGTGGTCCAGGTCTACACCACACGTACCAACGTTACGACGGCCATGCAGCGCTTCTGGCGTGTACGCATGTCGGCCACTGTCTGGTCGGCCTGGAAGGAGCTGGCGGATGTCACGACCGTGGTCTCGTATGCGGGGGGCATGGCCACCGCGCAGGACCTGAACAGCTACACCCAACGGGGCTTGTGGGCCGTCGGCTCCTCGGCCATCGCCGCCGGTGGGTCGAACTTTCCCGTGGGGCAGTCGGGCTATCTGCTGGTCATGTCTGCTGCGCCGCTGGGGGGCGTCTCGGTGACTTCCGGTGTATGCCAGGTTTACTACGCCGCCAATGGCAACAAGGTCTACAACCGCTCGCTGGTCAACGGCAATTGGTCGCCTTGGGTGGCGAGTGTGGACTCGAGTCAGCTTGCCGCGCCGGGCGGCGTGGCCACCCTGGACAGCAACGGCAAAGTGTCCGTTGCGCAGATCCCCGGCGTAAATGCGACGCCCTTGGGCGCCGCGGAAGACCTGAATACTTATGCGACCCCGGGCGACTACAGCCAGAACACGAATGCCGCTGCGACGGCCGGAGCAAACTATCCCGTGCCGCTGGCGGGCATGTTGTCGGTGAAATTTGGCCCGGGCGGCAATAGCGCGGTGTATCAGGAATACACGACCTATACGTTGACCAACCCGCGCAAGTTCATTCGCAATCGCTTTCTGAGTGCAGGCACGGCGGCCTGGGGGCCGTGGTTCGAGCTGGCTCGCAGCGATCAGGCGGTCACGCACGTGTACCTGGCCACGGCAACCGACGCCAACACGCTGGTGGCGGACAACACGTTTTACACCTGGGCGGCGGCTGTGCCGCTATCGGGTGGGTCGAACTGGCCTGCTGGTGTGGCAGTGAACGCCGGATACATGAACGTGTATTGGCTCACGGCGGGGATCGTGTGCCAGGAAATGTCGGTGCTTTTCTCAAACCAGAAGCCCCGCAGATACTCACGCTATGGCAATCCTGCCAATGGAACCTGGCAGCCCTGGCGAGTCGTCGGGACCTGGAGTAGCGCAGTACAGATGCCTACAGCCGATTGCGGCGACATCCATGTGGACGGTGCGGGGTGGTACAGGTGGAATGGAACCGCCTATGCGAAGTACGACCCCAGTATTTCCCAGGACCTCGCCTTCGATTCGGCGACCTGGAAAGTACGGGGAGCGATGGGCTTCGGCCCGAACGCGGGCGGTGTCTTCCAGAGCACCTCCGGTTCGGCGAACCTCAACGTGGTGCCGGGTACCGCGGCGGGCGGCAGCCGCGTGAACGTATGGCAGGACAGCAGCGCCAATGCGAGCATGCTCTCCCTTCAATGTTTTCCTACGGGTGCCTATATCACCAGTGGCCGAACGGGAAGCGGCGCGTTTCAACCGCTGATCTTCGAGGCCGTCGGTCAGGAGTGCGGCCGGATCAGTACCGCTGCCACGTGGGTGCTCGGCCCTGAATACAGCCGCAACTATCTGGTGCGTCAGGCGATCAACTTCGACGGAGGCGGAACCCGATTCGGCACGCTGTATAGCCCGCGAGCGGACGATACCGTGGCCATCGGTTTCTCAAATGCGGCCGGTGGCCTCGTCGGCTCCATCCAGACTTCGCCGTCTGCCACGTCCTATTACACGACTTCGGACTACCGGGTTAAGTACGACGTTCGAGACATGGACGGGGCTTGGGCGCTGGCCTCGATTCTGAAAATGCGTCCGCGCACTTTCAAGATGGTGATGGATGACAGCTCGCAGGACGGCTTCATTGCGCACGAATTGCAGGAGGTGGCGCCCTTAGCCGTGTCCGGAGAAAAGGATGCTGTGATGCCTGACGGTCATGGTTCGGGTCCGCGCATGAAGTTGCAAGGCGTCGACAGCTCGAAACTGGTCGCCCGGATGGTCTGCGCGATGCAGGAAATGAACAGCAAGATTGAAAGCCTGAATCGCCAGCTTGAGCAATTGAGCAGCGGCGCTGCTGCATCCACGTCCGCCGCGCCGTCTCTGGAGAATAAATGAATGGGTATCAACGCAGACATACAAAAACTGGAGCCGGGCGCCCTGGTCGAATTGTTCGAACTGGACGCCAGCGAGATCGGCGGCGCCGTGCAGCGCTTTCATGGCTACATGCAGGTGGGGCCGATCTATTGGCAAGGCAAGCAGTACGACCCCTGGGCGATCCAGGCCGAAGGCTTCGAGCAGGTCGGTGAAGGCCAACAGCCATCGCCCACGCTGCGCGTTGGCAATATCGGCCAGGATGAGAAGGGCAACGCCGTCGTGGGCGTGATCTCGTCCCTGTGTATCCACCTGGATGACCTGGTGGGCGCGCGGGTGGTCGTGCGCCGCACGCTGGGCAAGTACCTGGACGCGGCCAACTTCCCGCAGGGCAATCCCACGGCGGACCCGCAGGAAGAGCTGCCGCCCGAAGTCTGGATCGTGCAGCAAAAGACCGCGGAAACCGCCCAGGTGGTCGAGTTCTCGCTGTCCAGCGCGCTGGATTTCAACGGCCAGAAGCTGCCGGACCGTCCGATCATCGCGGGCGTGTGCTCGTGGCTGCGCAAGGGCGGTTATCGCGGCCCGTATTGCGGCTACACCGGCAACCGCATGTTCGATCTGGACGGCAAGTCCGTCAACGACCCGACGCAGGACCGGTGTTCCGGCCTGATGTCGGATTGCAAGAAGCGCTTCGGCGAATACGAAATCATCAACTTCGGCGGCTTTCCGTCCGCCGATCTGGTCAGGGGATAAGCATGCGCAAGAGCACGATGCAGGCCATCCGCGACCATGGCGTGGCGACGTATCCGCAGGAATGCTGCGGGCTGGTGGTCAAGGCCGGCCGCCGCGAATGGTATGTGCCGTGCCGCAATACGGCCGCCAGCGAAGAACATTTCGTGATGGCGGCCGAAGACTACGCGGCGGCCGAGGAAAGCGGCAAGATCGCGGCCGTGGTGCATTCGCATCCGGATGCGCCGGCGATTCCCAGCGAAGCCGACCGGGTGGCCTGCGAGGCGTCGGGCCTGCCCTGGTACATCGTTGCCGTCGAAAAGCACCTGGACGGCCAGGTCAAGGCCGGCGAGATCCGCGGCTTTACGCCCGAAGGCTTCCAGGCGCCGCTGCTGGGCCGCCAGTTCGCCCATGGCGTGCTGGACTGCTATTCGCTGGTGCGCGACTGGTATGCGCGGGAACGCGGCATCCGCCTGCCCGACTTCGCCCGCGAAGACGGCTGGTGGGAAGCGGGCCGCGCCGGTGACCTGTACATGGACCATTACGCCGAAGCCGGGTTTCGGCCATTGGCTGCCCACGAGGCCATGGCGCCGGGCGATGTGGTGATCATGCAGGTGCGGTCCGACCGGGCCAATCATGCGGGTGTTTTCATCGGTGCCGAACCGTTGAGCGAGGCGCCAGGTTTGTTTCCGCTGCCGGACGCCATGCTGCACCATCTGTACGGGCGCGATTCCGAGCGGGTGGTATATGGCGGATTCTGGCGCGAGGCGACCCGGGTGGTGCTGCGTCATGGAGAGAAGCGATGAACGACAAGACACGTTTGGTCCGCCTGTATGGCTGGTTGGGCGCGCGGTTCGGCCGGGAACACCGGCTGGCGGTCACCAGCCCGGCCGAGGCCGTGCGGGCGCTGTGCGTCTTGCTGCCCGGTTTTGAAAAGGCGCTGTCGGATAGTGAGCAAAACGGCGTGCGCTTTGCGTGCTTTGCCGGTCGCCGTAATCTGTCGGAAGACGAGTTGCGGCATCCGGTTGGCAGGGACACGATTCGCATTGCACCGATACTGGCCGGCGCCAAGAACGGCGGCGTGTTCCAGACCGTGCTGGGGGCGGTCCTGATCGCCGTGGCCGCGTTCTACACGGGCGGCTTGGCGGCAGCGTTCCAGGCAGGCGGGCTGGTGCAGGCCACCGCGACGTTGGGCCTGTCGATGATGCTGGGCGGCATCGCCCAGATGCTGTCGCCCCAGCAACGCGTGCTAAGCGCCAGGGATGGCCCGGAAAACGGCGCGTCCTACAACTTCAACGGACCCGTGAACACGACGGCGCAGGGCAACCCCGTGCCGCTGCTTTACGGGGAAATGTTCGTCGGCAGCGCCACGATCTCCGCAGGTATCTATTCGGAAGACCACGTATGAAACAACGACATCGCATCAGGAACAAGGCGCCCACGGGCGCCTTTGCTTTTGGCGGCAAGCGGGCGGATGCGCGACAGGACGTCATCGGCCACAAGGGCAAGGGCGGCGGCGGCGGCCGCGCGCCGGTGGAATCGCCCGACAGCCTGCACAGCACGGCCTACGCGCGCGTCATCGACCTGCTTGGCGAAGGCGAGATCTACGGCCCCGTGCACGGCATGGACAATGCCCTGCGCGACGTTTACCTGAACGGCACGCCCGTGGCCAACGAAGACGGCTCGCTGAACTTCACGGGGGCGTCGATCGACTTTCGCACGGGCACGCAGTTGCAGGATCCGTTGCCCGGCTTTCCGGCGTCGGAAAGCACCATCGGCATCAATGCCGAGCTGAAATCGAATCAGCCCTGGACGCGCCTTTTCACCAACCTGCAGGCGTCCGCCGTGCGCGTGACGCTGGCGGTCGAAGGGCTGAGCCGCGCGGACACCAAGAATGGCGACATCAATGGCTACCGTGTCGAATACCTGATCGAGGTGAACACGGACGGCGCCGGCTACCAGGTGGTGCTGGCCACGGCGTTCGACGGCAAGACTACGCAGCGCTATACCCGCTCGCACCGCATCGACCTGCCGCGGGCGCGCCAGGGCTGGAACATCCGGGTGCGCCGCATCACGCCCAATGCCAACAGCAACACCATCTCGGACCGCACGGTGGTGGATACGGTCACGGAAATCATCGACGCCAAGCTGCGCTATCCGATGTCGGCCGTGGTCGGCATCAAGATCGATGCCTCGCAATTCCAGAGCATCCCGACCCGCGCCTATCACGTGCGCGGCCGCATCATCCGCGTGCCGTCCAACTACCATCCGGATCTGCGCAGCTACAACGGCGTGTGGGATGGCACCTTCAAGCTGGCCTGGACCAACAACCCGGCCTGGGTGTTCTACGACCTGATCAGCAATGACCGCTACGGCCTGGGTACCCGCGTGCCCGCGGGTTGGCTGGACAAGTGGGGCCTGTACCAGATCGGCCGCTACTGCGACGAGATGGTCGACGACGGCTTTGGCGGCAAGGAACCGCGCTTCACCTGCAACGTCTACCTGCAACAGGCGGCCGACGCCTATCGCGTGGTGCAGGACTTCGCGTCCATCTTCCGCGGCATGGCCTACTGGGCCAACGCCGCCGTGTTCGCGTCGGCCGACATGCCCGGCGACCCGGTCTACACCTTCTCGTCCGCCAACGTGGTCGAAGGCAAGTTCAACTACGTCGGATCGGCGCTGACGACCCGCTATACCGTGGCGCTGGTGTCCTGGAACGACATGTCCGAAATGGGCCGCCAGAAGGTCGAGTACGTCGAAAGCCGTGAAGGCATCGCGCGCTACGGCATCCAGCAGGTGGAAGTCACCGGCTTTGGCTGCACCTCGCGCGGCCAGGCCCACCGCATCGGCAAGTGGATGCTGTTGACCTCTAACATGGAGACGCGCTCGGTCACCTTCTCGGTGGGCCTGGACGCCTGCCGCGTGCGGCCGGGCAGCGTCATCCGGGTAGCGGACCAGCACCTGGCCGGTCGCCGCATCGGCGGTCGCATTCGTGAAGGGTCGCTCAGCAAGATCACGGTCGATGCCGAACTGGGCGTTCGGCCCGGCGACCGCCTGACGGTGAACCTGCCCAACGGCCTGTCGGAAACGCGCGTGGTCGCCACCGCGGTGGGCACGGGCCTGACGGCGGACAACACGGTCTTCACGGTGGACTCCACCGAGCTGACCGCTGACCTGGTCGGCCTGCCGGGCACGGTGCTGCATATCACGGTGACCACGCCCTTCTCGCAGGCACCCGAAGCCGAGTGTGTCTGGACACTGGAATCCGAGGCCCTGTCGGCCCAGACCTTCCGCGTGCTGAGCGTGAAGCGCAAGGAAGGCTTGATCGCCGAGATCTCGGCGGTACAGCACGAACCGGGCAAGTTCGACAACGTGGACTTCGGCACGCGCCTGGATCCCAAGCCCATCACGGTGGTGCCGCCGTCCGTCCAGCCCGCGCCCACCAACATCCGCCTGGCGTCGCGTTCGGTGATTGACCAGGGCATGGCGCGGCACGTCGGGGTGATCAGTTGGGACGCGGCGGCTTCGGCCGTGGCCTACCAGGTGCAATGGCGCCGCGACAACTCTGACTGGGTCGAAGCGGGCCGTACCGGCGCGCTGACCCTGGAATTGCCGGACATCCGGGCCGGCGCCTACGTGGCGCGGGTGCGCGCCATCAATGTGGCGGACATCTCGTCGGTCTGGGTCAATTCCACCGAAACGCAGCTGGAGGGCGACATTGCGCCGCCGCCCGCGCTGGCCTTGCTGGCCGCCAAGCCGCTGGTGTTCGGCATCGACCTGCGCTGGGCCTTCCCGGAAGGTCGCTTCACGGCGCAACGCACCGAGATCTGGTACAGCGCGTCCAACGACCGTGCCAGCGCCATCAAGCTGGGCGACTATGCCTTCCCGCAAAGCGCCCACACCCTGATGGGGCTGTCGGCTGGCAAGCGCTTCTACTTCTGGGGCCGCATCGTCGCGCTCAATGGCGAGATCGGCGCCTGGTATCCGGGTGACCAAGGCGTGATGGGGGAATCGAGCTGGGAAGCCAGCGAAATTCTGGAGTACCTGAATGGCAAGATCAGCCGCGATGAACTGGCCAAGGATCTGACCGGCACGATCGATGGCCTGACCACCGGCCTGGACGCGACCCGCGCCGCCATTACCGCCGAGGAAATCAAGCGCGAGGACGCAGACGGCGCGTTGGCTTCGCGCGTGGATACGGTGCTGGCGACGGCTAACGGCGCTGCTGCCGGGGTCGAAGAGGCTCGCTCGGCCCTGGTCGGGCTGGATGGCAAGCTGAAGGCCACCTGGAGCGTCAAGGCCCAGGTCACGCAGGACAACAAGGTCTACGCCGCCGGCATGTCATTGGGGGCCTACAGCCAGCCCGACGGGCAAGTGCAGACCTCGGTGTATTTCCTGGCTGACCGGCTGGCCTTGCTGAACCTGGCCAATGGCGCGACGACCACCCCGTTCGTGATCGAGAACGGCCAGACCTTCATCAACGACGCGGTAATCGGCACGGGGCGGATCACCAACGCGATGATCAGAAGTCTGGACGCGGGCAAGATCAGCGCAGGGTATATCAATGCCGACCGTCTCGACGCCAACGTGCTGGCAGCCAAGCTGGCGAACCTGAATACGGCGTACATCAGCACGGCGCATATCGGCGTGGCGCAGGTGGATACCTTGCGTATCGCGAGCGGCGCGGTGGTTATCAATAATTCGGCGACTTACAGCCTGGAATGGGGGCGTTATTCGGGAACGAATACCGCCACGGTGTCCATCTACCTGAATGTGCCGGCCCGCTTGATGATGATGCAGAACCATGTTTTCGGATTGGGCGGGGGGAACTGGGGCGGTGAAGCGCCTCAAGGAACAATGACTTCAAACTTTGGCTTCAGCGGTATGGCGCAGGTATGGCTGAGCGATTTTCTGCAACCAGGAACGTATTCGCTGACGATAACGTTTCCCAGGCCTTTGGATGGCTACGGCAACGCCAGGGGCAACGTGGCACTTATGGGACTACTACGATGAACACATATTCACTCTACGACTCGGATGGCCGTGTTTTCAGCGTGCTTTCCTTGCAGCAGGTTGACCAGTTGGAGCGGCTCGTTTCCATGAATGGCGCTGCAGGCTATATCGAGGGCGTAGTCGACCCCGAGACACAGTATGTCCAGGAAGGGCGAGTCGAATCCAGGCCGCCGGGCACGTCGGTGCTGACCGGAAGCATGCTTTCAGGACTGCCCGTCCCCTGCGTGGTCAGTGTCAATCGCATGGAATACCCCTGCAATCAATCCAGCATCGAACTGGAGTTCGATCAACCGGGCCGCTACCGCATCGTGGTGCGCGCCTGGCCCCACATCGACAAGGAGTTTGAAGTTGAAAATCCGCCACTATGAACCCTATGCGCCGCTGCGCGCGCGCGCCTATCCCGCCATTGGCGACCAGCTCGACGCGATCATGAAGTTCGCCGAGCATCTGCAACGCTCGGGCCAGAGCTTGCCTGACGAAGTCACGCAATGGGTCGCGCAATGCAACCACGTGAAGCAGCGCTTTCCGAAGACCGCCACACGTGGCGTCGAGCCGCCGCAGTCCGTCTAGCGGCTTCAAGCGAGAGTCAATATGTCACAACAACTGAAAACCATCCGCCTCTATGGCAGGCTGGGCGCGGAATTCGGCCGGTTGCACCGGTTGGCCGTGTCCAGCACGTCGGAGGCGATACGCGCCCTGTGCGTGCTGCTGCCCGGCTTTGAAAACCGCTTGCTCGACAGCGAATCGAAGGGCGTGCGCTATGCGTGCTTCATCGGCCGGCGCAATCTGCGCGAAGACGAGCTGGCGCGGCCGGCGGGCGACGAAGACATCCGTATCGCACCGATGCCGACGGGCGCCAAGCGCGGGGGGCTGATGCAGGTGGTGGTGGGCGTGGCGCTGATCGTTGCGTCTTTCATCCCGGGTTTGAACGTCGCGGTATGGGGGTCTGCCATGACCATCTCGGGCACCATGATGTCGATGGGTATGGCCATGGCGCTGGGCGGCCTCGTCCAGATGTTGAGCCCTCAGCAGCGGGCGTTGAGCGTCAAAGACGGACCCAACAACGGCGCTTCGTATAACTTCAATGGTCCCGTCAATACGACGGCGCAAGGCAACCCCGTGCCGCTGCTTTACGGCGAACTGATCGTGGGCAGCTCCACCATTTCGGCGGGAATCTACTCGGAGGACCAGGTGTAA